AAGCAGCTATTGGTGCCAAACGACCCAATCAGAGTCGTTGCGGACGCTCCGAACAACAACGGTGAACGTTACCAAGCATTTGTTTTTTATGTAATTGCTTTCGACGGAGGCAGTTTCAGCGCCCGTTGGAACGGTGAATCTGTAACCGTTGGCCTAGAAGCAACTGAGGCAAACCCGATTCAGTACAGGCAAGGTGCGAACAGGGTATACAGGGATGAAACGCAAAAGTTCAATGTGTTCCCGATTTATCGCGTCCAGTATCAAGAGCCAACGCTGACAGATTTTGCAAGCGTTGAAGTCGGTCAATATGGCGCAGGAAACGAGGTTGCTCGTGATCTGTTTGAGATTGAACGATATGAACGTGTTGAGCAGAGAGCGTATGCGCCAGGCGGTTCGCCTGCCGAGTATTCACTCTCCGGTGGAAGTGGAACTGGCCTGAAAATCAATGCTTCAAGCTTTGGCACAGGGAAGTGGCAATGGCAGGTCAGTGACGGCGGCTCAGGGTATAAGCAAGGTGAAGTCCTAACCCACACCTTTGGGGACGGCACTGAAGTAAGCATTGAGATTCAAGCTGTACGCGATCAGACTGTTGAGGTCCCTGGCCGAGAGCACCTAAACCCATTAGATGCGATTGCAGATTTTCCTAAGTACGAGCTAGAGCGGACAAGCCACCAAGATGGCCCCGAGCACATTGTGGCGTTCGTAAATGAATTGGTGCGACCTGGAACCAAGTCAGACCAAGTCACATTGGATGAGGTTCAATACAATGATCTGTCGTTGCTTGGCTTGCGTGTGTTGGCTGGGCGCGACTGGACCTCAATGGGTCAGCTAACTGCGTATATCAAGCAAGGCATTAAGGTAGAGAGGCTGATTACTGATAGCGGTGAAACTGCATCCCTCAGCGCAGACCCCGCACCAACTAATAATTTTGCAGAGATTGCCTATAACTTGCTTGTCAACAAGCGCATCGGCGCAGGTCAGAAGATCCCTGCAGAGACTGTAGACCGTGATGCAATGGTTATTGCGGCCAAGTTCTGCTATGCGAACGGTTTTACATACGACGGAGTAATTGAAGATAAAGTTGCGTTGCGCGAGTTTATCCACCAAAACGCTGCTTTTAACTTGCTTGACTTCAAAGTTGTTGGCGGCAAGTTTTCTTTGGAGCCTTCTGTTCCTTACAACAGTGTCAATTACAAAATACAGCACACTCAAGACATAAATAAACAGATCAAAGCACTATTTACTGATGGCAATATGAAGGATATGCAAGTCAGTTTTTTGAAGCCGGAAGAGCGGCAGCTTACGCAGGCGGTTGTGGCTTACAGAGAAGAGGAGCCTAACGGATTCTCAGAGCAAAAAACATTGCGGTTCCGTTTCAAGAATCAGTTTGGCGGGTCAGAAACAGACCCAGAGAACGCTATTGATTTGACCAGCTTTTGCACTAATCGGCTCCATGCCCAAACGATTGCCCTTTACACCTTGACTACACGCAAGCACATTGACCACACGATTAGTTTTAAGACTACGCCTAGTTCTGCTATGGCTTTGAACGCTGGCGATTACATCAAAGTTATCTCAAACGCAACGCATACAAGTCGTTTCTACAACGGCAGTGTCGATGGCGAAGGGAACATAACAGCAACTGCTGAACTAATTGATGCACCCGATTACGATATTTTTTATTGGAAGCCTCGTTCAGGAGAGCAAAGCGTTATTGAAGGACAAATGCCTGTTGCTGGTATGAAGACAGGAGATGAAACTTTCTTCAACTCAATTTTTACCCTCAAAATGAAAAATGAGCTGAAACGTGTTTATCGCATCGACAGCTTGACTGTCGATGATGAGGGCTATGTTGACGTGACCGGCACGCACCAGCCCTTAACGCCCACCGGTTCACTGGCTACAATCAACCTAGATCTCGACCAGTTCTTGCCGAGTTCAGATGACCGCGATTAGTTTTCCGGCACTGGTCCCTAGCGCAAGGTCGTACACGCCTGGCGTTTTTCCTGAGACGCAGTTCCAAGCGCAGAACGGAGCTGTAGTCCGCGTGCGATACGGCAACCAGCGGACCAACAGCCGCTTGTCGCTGACGTTTTCAAACATTACAGACGGAGACGCAGCAGAGGTGCTGAAAAACTATGTGGAAGTGATGGAGGGCGATAACTACGCCCAGTTCACCACTGACAATGTGGCCGCTGGTGCGGGCAATGTGGTTGGTGGTGAGGAAACGGGTTTGGTCCCTTTTATCCGCGAGACAAACAGCGCCTTGAAGTGGAAATACGCATCACCGCCATCAGTTACAAGCGTTAAGCCAGGACTGTCTACAGTGACATGTGAGTTCATTGGCGAGCTTGAGGGTGCCTGATCATGGCTAAGTATTACGCGGGTCAAGATGGCAGTGTCGAGCTGGGCGGTGTTGCCGTTGCCAAGGTTGTGCAGTGGTCTCTGACTGCTAACACCGATGCGCTTGAAGTCACGACCTTGAGTCAAGACGTTCGCGAATTCACTACCGGCGTTCGCACTGCCTCTGGTGCATTAACGGTTCTGTATTACGACGACGCGCCCGTGAAGCTGCTGAATCAAGTAAATCAAGACACGACAGCAGATATTTCAATCACTACGACCGCCAGGCTCAAACTCAAGTTCGACGACAAGTTTTTGGAGTTTGACGCAGTGCTGACCAGTGCCGAACTGTCCTGCGTTGTCGGTGAAGTGATGCGCGTCAACGTGAACTACACAATGAGCGGTGATTTCACCAGCAAGTCGCTATGACCGTCTTTGTAGGCAACTCAGGCGTCGTCAAGCTGCGGCGCAGCACACCTTCAACTGCGTTCTCGAGCACGGTTGACCCCAGCGACATCAACGTAACGAAAAAGCGGTTCAGCTTTGATTTCCCTCAGGAAATGCTGCTGACAGGCGATCTGCTGCGGATCAAGAGCACCAACGGCGCAAACCTTGCGTTTATCGACGCATCAGGCTGGGACGGCGGAAGTCAGCTGCCGGACGGTAACTGGTATATCAACGTTGACGAGCTTGGCGGCATCTACCTTTACGACACCTTTGCTAATGCGTTGAACGGGCAAAGCACAGGCAGAGTCACCTTGGCAGCCATCTCGACGGCTATTCCGATTGAGGTAAAAAGCGTCCAAGCTGATTACAACATCCTGGGATTGGTTCGTTCTTTTGAGCTGAACAACGACCGGGAGGTTGTAGACATTACTGCCCTGGGCGATGAGTTCCGCAAAAACGAAAGCAGCCTGATCAGCGGCAGCGGCAGTATTGAATGTCAGTTTCACTACGACCCAGACATCGCTGGCCTGGCGGTTGACTCAGACGTGCCCAGCTATCTGCATGAGTTAATCTTGCGGCAAAAGCTCGGGGCTGAGTTTGACGCTGAGCTGCACATTGTCCAAAAGGGCAAGAACTTGGACTCGACAGGAGACCAGTTTTATTTTGAGTTCAAGGGCATCGTCACCAACGCCGCGATCGGCCTAGGGACAGGCCAGCTGACGGTTTCTAACTTCAATTTTGTGACCACTGGGGCCATTACTCCAAAACTTGGAATTGGTCTTACTACTGACTATGTGCTTAAGGAAGACACTGACCGCATCCTGCTTGAGCAGCCTGGCAGCGGTAAGCTAGAGC